ATTGCCGGCGCTGCCGCCAACCTGCACCAGATTCACGCTGAACGTGCGGTTCACCGTGTCGGTGTTGGTGACGGTGGCCTTGTCAATTAGTGCCTTGGCAGCCGTGGCCGTGTACTGCGTGGTCTGGGTGGCCTCCATTTGCTTGGGAGGCACAAGGGTTTTGACGGTGACGGTCATTTACTGGACTCCTTGTATGTTGTTGGACACTGTGAGGATGATGGACGGAATAGATGGATAGAAGGCAGATGCTGGGAAAGCCTCCACTTGCACGCTCACATTGTTGACTGCGTACATGATTTCCACGTAGTCGCCAGCCTTGAGTTTGAAAAAGTAGCCAACAGTGACAAGTTGCTCGGCATTGTTGCCTTGAATCTGCACCTGGCTGTTGCTGTCTGGAACATCCACACCATTGATGCGTGGCCAGACCCAGAAAATACCTGTGCCGCCACTTGTTTTGTCGAGCTGGATGCTGAACAAGAAGTTGTAAACACCCTCGGTATCAACAGTCACGCGAGACGATGGCGTGCCAAGAAACACGCCGTTGCTCACATCGGTCGTGTTGAACGTGATGGCATATGGTGTATTTGGCAGCGCTGCGATCTGCGTGGTCGTGTCGTAGAACTGACCGAAGCGTGCACGCTTGAACTCGCGTGGTGGTGGAGACATTTGCAGCCCTTCGACGGCTGCTGCCAGGCTGCCAAGCAGCGCCAGCGCCTGGTTGGCTTTGTTTTCTGCTGACGCGATGCTGACTGAGGTTTCCTGTGCCAGTGCTGCATTCTGCCCCAGCGCATCGTTGGCCGTAGCCTGCGCTGTTCCGGCTGCAATGTTGACCTCATTGACAACATCAGGCGCAATGGCATCTGCCACTGCAAACAGATTTTCGAACTGCTTGATCTGCTCGTGATCCTTCAGAAAGATGGCAAGCTGATCTCGTGTCAGTCCGAGCTTGATGCGTGGGTTCGTGGCCATCAGTACAGCAACCCTTCAATCTGCGCTTCAAGCCGTGCGAAGGCCAGGTGCGCATCGCTGTCACCGCGAAAGCGCTGGATGCGCCAGTTGCGCATGCTGCCCTGCTGAAACCAAGCCAAGCGCTTCTTGGTGTTGCCGGTGGTGCCGGCACGCAGTGGCCGATCCTGGCTCCAGGACAATCCGTCCAAGCTGTAGCTGGTGGTGATGATCGGATCGACCCCCAGCGCCACGCGGCCTGTCAGGCTGACCAGCTCCAACTCGTGGAACAGTGCGCCGTTGCCCTCGTTATAGGCAATCAGCGTGCCAAACTCCCAGCGCACCTTTTGACCCCAGTGCGTGCCGATGGTGTCCACCAGATAGCCGATGTTGCTGGACTGTGGATCGCCCACCAGCCACTTGTCATAGGCCCAGACCAAGTTGCGCGCACGGTACTGCGCAAAGCCGACGACCGTGGTCGTCAGCGTGAACCAAACAAACTCGCCCAATTCCTGCGATGCAGCACCGTCATAGACCAGCGTGCGGTCAGGCAGGTGGACGTAGAGGTGCTGGTGCGCCTTATCGTTGCGCGCTTCCAACTTGGCCGTGGCCAGTTGTACCTCGGTGTACTGCAGCAGGATGTCGTCAATTTCCTGCGTGCTCACTTTGGTGGTCGTGGCATTGGCCCCCATGTAGATGCCTGGTGATTCGTTGCGGCCGCTGCCAAGAAAAACCACCTGGTCCATGAAGACGCAACAGCCAAACGTGCCAATGACGCCCTTTTGAATCTGTGCGCCGTCAATGCGCTGGAACGGGAAAAACTCGCCGCCCACGTTATCGAACACCTCGATGGTGTTTCGGTTCAGCGCATAGACCTCGTTGCGCAGCTTGAGCAGCGCCACCACCGGATCAGGATCGACCTCGCTGGATCCGTACTTCAGTGGGTTGACTTGCAGTGGATCGGACAGTTCTGTCACCACCAGGTTAGTGCCATCGGTGGTCATGAAGTAGCCGTCCACCCAGACCACATCAAGCACCACGCCTAAATCCGGGTCGGTCACTTGCGTGAGGACACCGTTCCAGTAATAGAGCCTGCCGCCAGATGCAATGGCCAGACGGTCAAAGCTGTAGTCCATTGTCACCAGCGTGTTGACCGGGCCTCCGACATCTCCCAGCACAGTCACCACGCCATTACTGGCCACAGTCACGAGCTTGGTGCCCATGACGCGGTAGCAGGTGCCATTCCAGTTGATGCCGCCACGGTCAATGCCGGGGCCGCTGCCGTTGGCCACGATGCCATCGCCAGGCCGCAAGAAGCCAGAGCTGATGCCGCTGTTCTTTGGCACCGGCACCATGTTGACAGGGTAGGACGTGCGGAAGTCCGGGCCGTTGTCGGTGTAGATGCCATTCAGGATGGGTATTTGCATGGCCTTACCATTTCACCTTATCTGCCCAGTAGGCAGCACTCATCTTGCCTTTGGCGATGTTGCTGGCATGCCTGGCCTTGAACGATTCGCGCCTTGCTTTGTCTGCCTTGGACTCGCCTTCCCTCTTGGGACTGCCTGAGACACCCTGCTGGCCGAACCTGATCGTCTTGACCTGGTCGCCAGACTTGGCCACCACGACATGCGACTTTGTCGGATGCGATGGCGTGCGCTTTGGCTTGTTGTAGCCCTCGACGCCAATGCGCTCCAGTCTTGGGTCTTTCTTGGCCGCCATGATCAGGCAATCCGATACCAAGAGTTGGTGGCCAGCACATAGCGCATGCGGAAGAAGTCCTCAGCCGCAAGCGTGGTCGGGTCGCCATAGGCTGCCGTGGCGCCATTGATCGCCAGCGTGAAGGCCGTGATCTGCTGAGTGGTGGTGATCAGCACCTCGGTGCCATCAGGCGTCTGCGTGTTCAGCGGCAGCGTGACGGTGCCAGTGGCCAGCGTTCCGGCAGGCTGGATCAGCATCCATTGCTGCTGCGCCACAGGCGTTGGCACAGCCAGGTTGAAGCCGGTGCCAGGCGTGTAGACGTTGGTGGCCAGCGTGGGGCTGGCAAAGGTCTGCTGGAAGTAGGCCAGCAGCGCTCCAATCGGCAGCCGCCTTGCATCGCCGTTGTTTGGTGTGTAGACCGGGATCTGATCGCCAGGAGAAGCCTGAACAAGTAGCGGGAGTTGGTTGATGTATGGCATGGCTGTGTCCTTTCAGTTGAACTGTAACGGTCCATCTGGGCCAGCTTCGACTGGATCAACAGGAGGACGCAGGAATGGGTTGTCGTAAACGCGCCAGGGCTTGTTGCCAGCACCGGATGGCATGGTGTTGGGGAACTGCTGCTCCAGCGGGAATGTGGCGCGCTGCATCAGCGTGTCGTAGCCCTGCTTGGCAGTGGCCTTTGTCTCGTTCATGACCTGCTTGCCGTAACTCGGAGCCAGGCGCACGCCCAAGTTGCAGATGATGGCCTCGTAGGCCGAATCCGGCACGTTGGTCTGCTCATCAATGCTGCCGTCTTGTGGGCTGGCCGGGATCGGATATCCGAGTCGGATGCCCTTGCCGTTCCAGTCGGCCATCATGGCGTCCAGACGCTGCCTGGCAGACTCAAGTTGCTCAGGCTGCAGGTCGAAAGCATAGGACGCAAGGCCGATCTCTGCGAATGCAGCCTCAATGAATTGGCGCTTGCTGTATCCCATGTCAGTCTCCCTGCTGCAATGCAGTGGCAATCAGGCCACTGAGTTTCTTGTCGGATGTGCGACCGTTGAATGGTATACCCAGCTCGGTGGCTTTGGCTTCCAGCTCGGCACGGGTCACAGGTGCGTTGTCATTAGGCACAGTGCTTTCGACAGGCGCTTGCACCTTTGCAGCCGCTGCGGCCTGGGCGTCGGCCTGCTCTCGAAGCAGCCGATGGTTGATGCCATCGATGGGCTTGGACGGCTTACGCACCTTGGTCGGCTTGCGGTTCTTGCGGTACTTGGGCGAGAGGATGTTCGTTTCCATCACTTGGCCTTCTTCTTCGCTGTTTTGGCTGCGGCCTTGAATGCAGCATTGGTCGGTGCGCCTTTGGTTCCAGGCTTGCGCATGCGCTCAGGCGTCTTGCCTGCCGCCTTCTGGCGCTCGATGCGCTCGCGTTTGGCGTGGATGTTGGCGTAGAGGCCGGCCTTCACTTTTTGGCCTTCTTCATGGGCGCTTTGGGCGCTTTGCTTGGCTTGCCTGCGGCCTTTGCAGCCGTGCGTGCAGTGGACAGCGCCACAGCGACAGCCTGCTTCTGAGGCATGCCCTTTTTCATCTCCTTGGAGATGTTCTTCGAGATCGACTTTTGCGAATAGCCCTTGGTCAGTGGCATGGTGCGCTCCTTGATGGTGAAAGAGAGAAGGGGCCGAAGCCCCTTCCCTCAGCCTGCTGCTTACTGATTGAACAACAAGATGCCGGACATCTCGGGGTTCTTGTTCACAACACCAAACAGGGTGTCAAGACGATACTTGATCGTCATGCTGTCGATGTCGTAGAACTTCTGCATGACCAGCTCAATGCCCTGGTCGGTGCTTGCGCGCATCACTGCGACACCAGCGTCCGAAGGCACTGCGTAGCGACCAGGCAGGATCTCCAGAGAGTCACGCTGCCAGAACACGTTCACCGAAGCGGTGTTGACGTTCAAGAAGTTGATGGCCGCCGTGTTGGACGGGGTGACCACTTCAACGTTCTTGTACTGCAACTGAGCATCGGTTGCGACTGCCTGGGCACCAATGATCGGGGGGGTGATCGTCATGGTGGTGGCCGAGTCAACAGACACGACCCGGAAGGTCTTGCGCTGACCAGTGCTCTGCTTGGTGATGTGATGGACAGCTTCCACGCCAGTGATCGTGAAGGCATCGCCAGCAGCCACGTTGGTCGTCGAGGAGACGGTCACGGTCTGGAAGCGGTTGTCCACGTTGATCTGGCCGCCGACAGCAGTCGAGGTGGCCTGGGGCGTGTAGTTGGCCTGGGTGCCTGCACCACTGGTGTCGATGGTGATACCAGCGCCAGCAGCCGCGGTCAGGCGGTTGGCGTAGTCCATCTTGTAAGTGTCGAAACTCGCCACCATGCCAACATAGCTGCGCTCGTAGGCACGATCCGATTTGGCATTGCCGAACGAACGAGCAGTGCCGACAAGGTTGCCAGCCAGGCCATTGTAGTCACGGCTGGACAGAGCCAGGAAGCGGTCGTAGTCAGGCACGCCCTGCTCGTTCATGATGGCATCGCACAGGGCGATGTCGTCATAATCACCAGCCGCAGCAGCGATGGGCACCACCAACGAACCGAGGTTCGCAGCAGAACTCATGATGGCCACGTTGATGTCAGAGGCCAGCTTCTGCTTGGCAGAGTCGCCCAGACGGCCTTCCTGCAGCGCATCGCGCAGTTCGAGCGTGGTCATCTCCCAGGGCACGGTCTTGCTGAAGCCCAGGGTAGCAGGGACTGCCAACTGGGTCATGGCCTTGTAGCCAGAAATCGGGGTGCCAGGAGTGCTGTTGATCGACTGAGCGATGTAAGGCTGCGGACGCCAAATGGTGTTGTTGGCACGTTCCATCATCGTCTGATCTGTGTTGTAGATCGCAACGTTGCGGGACAGAACCAGGGCATCCTGGAAACCTTCCAGGAGGTCTTCGAACGCTACGCGCTCTTCTTTGG